GTACATTCCGGAAAGAAATCTGATTATCGATTATAAGACCTGTGCCGATTTTTATAAAACAGACTACAATCCCGAAACAAAAGAGCGTGTCAGTTTTATCGAGACATATGGGTACTTAATGCGCGCTGCTGTTTATACGGCGATTGAAAAACAAAACACAGGAAAAGAAACCAACGCTCGATTTATGTTGATATGTGTTTCAAAACAGGATATTCCGGACAAAGACCTTTTTCTTCTGAATACCGATGCGGCAGACGGAAAAGATGACCGATTCGAATATGAACTGGAACAAATTAAAAAGCACATGCAACGTATTTATAAGGTAAAAACCGGAATGGTAAAACCTTTGAGGTGCGGTCGATGTGAATACTGCCGGGCAACAAAAAAGTTAAAAGGCATTAAGCCGTTTTTTACACTTTCACCCGGCTTTGAGGGGGAACTTGAAGAAGATGATACAACGCAAACGCCTTTGGCGGTTTCATAAATATCGTGACAATGAAGATTTTTGTCCTTTGTGTTATGCTCCCGTGCGGTGGATATTTGACAGAGAAAAAGACATGTGGTGTCCTTGTGACGCAAGTCCCGCTATGTACATTACAGACAAGAACGGTACACAAGTTGATATATACAGCCGCTGGCGAAAACCGATAAAAGCTGTATTATACAACTCTTGGGATAAGCGCTTTACGACGGACAAGGTAAAATATGGATATGTGCCGCATGTTTATACATGTGAGGTATTGACGAATGAAAACTAATGTTCTTTCTTGTACGGTCATCGGCTACGACGGACACATATTAACGCTACGGGCTGTGTGCGACGAAATCGATTACATTGTAGATCACCAGATAAAGACCGGGACCGTAACGCTTGACGACGGTTTACACATATCCGGCAAGCAGATGAGGGCGATTCATGCGACGTTTCGCGACATTGCGGAATTTACCGGGAATCCGGACGAGCTTACCAAGACAAGCTTAAAGCTGATGTACGCTAAAGACAAAGGACTTGACTATTTCAGCTTTGCGGATCTTACGATGTCGGCGGCCGGGGAATTCTTAGACTGGTTACTTGCGTGGTGCGTCGAGAACGATATACCGCTTTCAGAAAAGATTGCGGCGCGGTGTGACGATATCAAACGGATTATGTATGCGTGTCTTTTACACAAACGGTGCGCCATTTGCGGCGCACCGGCAGAGCTTCACCATGTGGACGCGGTCGGCATGGGCGGCGACCGGAAAGAGGTACACCACGGCGGACGGCTTGCAATGAGCTTATGCCGGATACATCACACCGAAGTGCACACGGTAAGCTTTCCGGTATTTTGTGGAAAATATCACGTCGAGCCGGTGAAGATTGACCGAAAAATAGCACGCAAGCACAAATTATTATATTAAGGAGTTTACGACAATGGCAGGATATAGTTTCAACAAAGTTATTTTGATTGGCAATTTAACGGCAGACCCGGAGTTAAAGACGACGCAGACCGGGATTCCGGTAACGTCCTTCCGCATTGCGGTTGGCCGCAGATATGCAAAGGACACGGACGATGTACAAGCGGATTTTATTGACATTGTCTGCTGGCGAAAATCAGCGGAGTTCGTGGCGCAGTATTTTACCAAAGGCAAAAAGATTCTTATCGAGGGACAGTTACAGACGCGCTCCTATTTGGCAAACGACGGATCAAAACGGCACGTTACCGAGGTGGTAGCCGACAATGTGTCTTTTGTAGAAAGTGCCGGAAGCGGCGGGCAAAGCGTATACACGCCGCAGAACGCCCCACAGGATGGCTATGCGCCGCATGGAGGTGTTCCCTATACCGGAACGCAAAACGCGCCGCAGGCGGCAAGACAGGCGCAAATGCCTATGTCCTCAGAAGAAAACTTTTACGAGGTTGGCACGGATGAGGATCTTCCATTTTGAGGTGGGTTAAATGGCAAACAAAAGCACATTCATAAAGCTTGACAGAAACATACTTCGGTGGATGTGGTACAACAACGGGAATGTATTTCGGGTATTCGTTCATTTGCTTTTAATTGCCGGAGCGGAAACGCGTGTCGTCGGTACTCACCTTTTGGCAAGAGGTGACGTGCTTACCAGCTTGGAGAGCATGCAACAGCGTCTTAACATGAGCAAGCAAGAGGTTCGGACGGCTTTATCTACTCTGAAAAAAACAGGTGAAATAACGCAGTTCAAAGTCGGTCGGAATGTTGTTTATCACGTAGAGAATTACGACTACTATCAAGGACGGTCAACTCAGAAGAAGCAAGACGAGCTAACACGAAATCAACACGAACTTAACACGAATCCAACACAATCATCAACACAATTTTCAGAGCCTGAAAATGTAGGTGCTGACAGGGTTTCCGAGAATTCTGCGAATGGCGAACTAACACAATTATCAACACCAAATCAACACGAATCTAACACGAATCTAACACCAGTCAAGAGAGAAGAAATAAGAAATAAGAATATATATAATATATATACACACTCGCCCTGCGCGCGTGCGCGCGAGGCAGGCGGTGATGTCAAGGACACCCACGAAAATATTCCGCAGGATTTGCCGGGATATGGCCGTTACGGCAATGTGCGTCTGACTCCGGACGAGTACAGCGAGCTTTGCGGCGAGTTTGGCGAGAATGTGGCAAACGGTGCAATTGACATTCTCGACGGGCACATCAAAAAGCGCGGTGCGGCGTTCAAATCCGAATGCCACGCGGTGGACATACGCGAGTGGTGTGTGAGCAAATACCAGCGTTTACAGGCAGAAAAAGCGGCACTCGAAAAAATAACGCCGCAGAAGTATCCGTTAAACGGTGGCGGCTCCTACATACGGATGGTTACACGTGTGACAGGTGTGGAGCGTGCATTGACACGTCCGGAACTTGCGTGCGTTGACCGTTGGGAAGCAGACGGAATCTCCGAGGATCTATTGACGTTTGCTTACGAAAAAACGGTTGCCAAGATAAACAAGCCGCAGTTTACTTACATGGACAAGATGTTGGCCGGGTGGCAGGAAAAGGGTTTAAGCACGTCGGGCGAGGTTGACGCATATTTCAAGAACCCGGAAAACCGGTTACTTGGCGGCGCGGCGTCTGACGGGCGACTTGATTTTGAACTTGACGAAATTTTTGAAAAGCCGTAAGGCGGAAAGGAAAAAGACATGACGAGTTATCCATACAGCGACCCTTTTGACCGGTTTGCGGACTGCCGGTATACCGAACGCAAGCCGGCGTTAACACACACGATTTGCCCGATATGCGGCGAGCGTATCGAAGTGGACGAGGACATTGTCAAGGTGGACAAAAATGTGACATATCACAGGGAATGCTTCGAGAGCGACTTATGGGAGATCTTAGAGCCGTTAGGGGTTGAGCTTGGTACAATGCCGGAGGAAGAGGAATTTTACGATGCAATCACAGAGTTTTGCGATTGAGCAGACACCGTTTCCAAACAAAAAATACAGCGTTATATACGCAGATCCTCCGTGGGAATATCGGCAGGGCGGCAGAGGTGCCGCCAATAACCATTACAACACAATGAGCACCGAGACGTTATGCAAAATGCCTGTGCGTGATATATCAACCGACGACGCGGTTCTCTTTATGTGGGCGACTTTCCCAAATTTGCCGGAGGCATTAAAAGTGATGGCGGCCTGGAGCTTTACCTACAAAACGGCAGCGTTTGTGTGGGTGAAACAAAACAAAAAGGCACCAACCTTGTTTATGGGTGGTGGATCCTACACCAGGGCAAACGCGGAAGTTTGCTTGATCGGCGTAAGCAGGAACACCAAGGCAAAATCGGTTGTAGTTTCGCGAAGTGTACGGCAAATTATCGTTTCGCCTGTTCGCGAACACTCAAGGAAACCGGCAGAAACGCGGCGTCGAATACAAGAGCTTATGGGCACGAATCGCTCTTACATAGAGCTTTTTGCAAGGAATACGACACCGGGCTGGGACGTATGGGGCGACGAAGTGAACAAATTCGAGGGGGATGGATTTGCAGATGCAGATTTTTACGATTGAGCAGCGTTTACCGGGGTTAAACGAGTACATACACGCGGTAAACATCAACCGCTACAAGGGCAATGCGCTCAAGCGCGAGACGCAGGACGCGATCGGCTGGGCGATAAAGGCGGCGCACTTAGAGCCGGTAACGGAATACCCGGTAACTATTTTCTTTGAGTGGCACGAAAAATCAAAGCGTCGCGACCTTGACAACATTGCGAGCGCCAAAAAGTTTATTCTTGACGCGTTGCAGGAATGCGGGATACTGGAGGGCGACGGGCAAAAACAAATCGCCGGGTTTGCTGACGGCTTTGTTATTGGCGACGTGTGGGACGGTTGTGTTGTGATTATATCCTTTGCTGAAACCGAGGAATCCTCGGAAACTGTCAGACAGAAAGGGCGTGACAAAGATGTCGGATTGTGAGAGGTGCAGACACCAGGGGCGATGTATCACTGAGACAAAAACGTCGGCAAACGGCGGCGAATGCAAGCTATTTACACCGTCCGGACGAAAGTCTGATGAAAGCAATTTTGATTTGCCGGTAAAGGTTGCTTTGACCTTTGCGGACGGCAGGATCGTTACATATCGGAGGGGATGACGTGACAAAGCAAGAATACGAGCGTTACAAAGCAGAGCAAGAATTCTTCAAATGTAAGTTTTGCGGAAGATTGATAAAAGTCGGATACAACCTTGATGGTCTCAAACTTTTGACAACAAGCTGCATTGACAGAAAATGTGCCGGATACAAAAAAATATCTTACGACAATTTGCCGGAAGAAGTCGAAAAATGGAATCGGTGGGTGAAAACTATATATGAGCCTCAACTGTGGAAATTTATAAAAGGTCAAAGAAAATTGACGGAGGAAAAGGAAAATGGATAACAAACAGGTATTTGCACAAAACTTAAAGGCTTTACGCAAAAAAACGGGAATATCGCAACGAACTTTGGCAAAAAAGCTTGGCATACAGCCGACAGACGTTTCTGCTTATGAGCGCGGTGTAAAACTGCCGACGACGGTTGAAAAGCTTATCAAGATAGCGGACTTTTTTGACGTGCCGGCGGATAAGCTGTTTGGACGGGAGTCGGACGTGTATCAGCTATGGTTAGAGGACAAGCTGAAGAAAATGGGGGCGGAAAGATGACATGTAAAGACTGTTTGCACTTGCACGTATGCAAAAATCTGTTAGAGACGCTGCAAATCGTCATAGACGAAAATTCCGAAAACAGGGAAAAGCATTGCAAGACATTCGAAAATCGGGAAGAGTATGTTAATTTACCGGTGTTTCCAACCATAAAAATGCTTGACAAGCAAATGCCGAAAAAGCCAATTCAAAAAAACAATGGCGATATCCATGGTTTATTGCTTTACACTTTATTCTGTCCGTCATGCAAAAAGCAGATTGGATTAGAAGCCGGCGGAGATTTGACAGTTGTAGAAACAGGGGAAAAAATTGGTTTCAAAAAAACACCGAAATTTTGTAACCATTGTGGACAAGGAATTGATTGGAGTGATTACGAATGATTACAGGAGGAAGAACAATGAAAAAGAAAATCTTATGCGCTATTGCGGTGCTTATCCTATCGGCAGCGGTCTTAACCAGCTGTGACTCTGACGCCGACAAGGTCAACTACAATTTGAACAAACAAGCAGACCATTTCGAGGTTGAACGCCGTGTGACGGTATACAATGCCCGAACGGATACGGTCATCCTGCAAGTTGAGGGGTATTTATCCCTTTCAAACAACGATTCCGGCGAGTTAGTCATCACCTGCAAGACCGGTGCCGGGACTTACAAGAAGAACTATGTGTATTTGACCGAAAACACGCTTTACTGCATGGAAGACATTACCGGGACGCACACGGATCCGTATCACTACAAGTGGTACTGGCACACGAGCATTTTACCGGATATTGAAATTGTGCCGTAACGCGGCAAGTTACAGGCAAGTTAAAACGCCGCCGGGATGTATGTTCCGGCGGTGTGGAAAGGAAAAAGAAGAATGAAATCTGTACTTTTAAGCATTCGCCCCGAGTGGTGTGAACGGATAGCGTCGAGCAAGAAAACGATTGAGGTGCGCAAGACGCGCCCAAAGATCGAAACGCCGTTCAAGTGTTATATTTACTGCACATCCGGCGGCAAATTACTTGCACACGCTATCAACGCGGAACTCTATTTGGTAAACGGCAAGGTTATCGGTGAGTTTGTGTGCGATAATGTGAAAGTTATCTTCGACACGAACGGCAACCCTAAAAATTATATGACGGACATTTTACCGAGCATTCTGCAAAAAACAGCATTATCATATGACGAGTTTGGGGCTTATGTAGGAAGTAGAGCCGACAAAAACAGTATTTACGGTTGGCACATCTCCGACCTCAAAATCTACGACGAGCCGAAAGAGTTGTGTGAATTTAAGAAAATAAACCGTGATTGTTGGTACGCGGATTTGGGGTTTGCAAAAAGAGATTGCTCCGACTGTAAAGATCCGGGATGTTTTTTGAAACGTCCCCCACAGTCATGGTGCTATGTGGAGGAGTTATAATGAAATTTATAATTTTTATAATCGCGTTTTTGATTGGCGTGATTGCGCTGTCGCTTATCAGTAAGTTTATTAGGGAGAGACACATAAGACACTGCCAAAACTGCAAGTATGCGGCTTTTCTTCGTTCCATGCCGCATCCGCGACCAGTATTTTGTGCCTTGAGGCGCAAAACGATTCAAGAAGATCACCAACGGCAAAAAGCGTTATTTTGTATATACTTCGATTCTAAGGATGGTGACGAAAATTGACCGACAATGAGATTATAAAAGCGCTCGAGCGCTTGAGCGCAGAAGATCCGGATGGTTTTTCGGCGGATGTTTTAGAGATGGCCAACCGCCTTTTGGATGAAATCAAAAAATTGAAAGATCAAATCGATGATTTACATGCTTATGAAAACAAAATTAAAATCGCAGCATATAAAGATTTTGCAGACATGGTGAGAGACACTTTCTTCTATGATATATCGAACTCAACACCGAAGGAAGCTAAATTTCCGTGTGCTGTGATGTATGCAATTGAAAAAGAGATCGACAAAGCTTTGAAAGAACAGGCACCACGGGCGATGCATAACAGAAAATGCGACGGCGGCAGACGGAAGCGGCAGAATTTTTGAAAATATTTCCGGAAGCTCAAAAAATAGGCGGTGCTTTAGCCGTATGCCCTGACGATGTGCTCGGGGACTGCAGCCACGCAAGCGGTTACTCTTGCTTAGATTGCAAAAGGGAATTTTGGTTGGAGGAAATCGAGGTGCCGGACGAAAAGCCGGTCGAGGCGGTGAAGGACGCAGAACAAGAAGCAAAGCTTGACGACGGGAAAATGCGCATAAGCATTGTACCTTTACAAATTGTATCTGACATTGCCGAGGTACGCGAGTACGGTATCAAGAAGTACAGTGATCCGGACAACTGGAAGCGTGTGGAGATCGAACGGTACGCGAATGCGTTATTCCGGCACTTTCGGGCGTTTTTACGTGACCCGGCTTCGGTGGACGATGAGAGCGGTATCGAGCATTACAAGCACATGGCGTGCAACATGGCTTTTATTTGCGAGCTGATGAAAGAAAAAGGGGTTGAACCAAGATGAAGGCACGGATACCGCAAATTACAAAAAAGCAAAAGGCGGCTGTTTTAGAAGAAGCACGGCGGCAGATGGCGGCGCTTTTACCGATCGTTATCAAAAACTTAGAGGTCATTATACTTTGGCAGCTTCACACGAACTGCGGATTCGGAAAGAAGCGGCTTATGCGGTTCTTTGACGATATGACGGCAATGGTTAGGGATGATCTCGATTTTTACAATTTTTCCCACGATTCGGACGCGGTATGGCTTTACAAGCGGAATCTAAAAGAAATTGGCATTGATTTGGATTCGCTCAAAGATCCGTTTCTTGAAAAGTTGGATATTGATGTGAAGTAGTGAAAGGGGCGGTGTAATTGTCTTTTAAAAAAATGCGGTCAGTCAATCTTAGCTACAACAAGCAAGGCGAAATCTATTTTATACTGCACAATTATGCAGACCAGCCCGAAGAAGTGCGCCGAAAAATCGACGCACTATGCGGCGTTGTAGGAAAATATCATTATCGCGCTTTGTTTCGGGCGCTTACAACAGACGAGCCTTTAAAACGGATTGCAAGTGAGTTATACATATCAGCACGACAATTATACCGCCTTAAATGCGAGTTTTATAAAAACTGGCACGTATTCAAAACATGACACTAACAGCGTTCTGCGCGTGTTATAATGTCAAAAAATGGAGGTGTCAATGTGTTAGAACAATGCAAAGCAGGAAACCAAGAAGAAACAAAAGAATATATTGAATTTGTCGAAAAATTCAAGCCCAAGAAAACAACAGACGACTGCTATACACCGGACAATATTTACAATGTGGTCGCGGATTATGTGGCGGAATACTACCACAAAGACAAGTCGAAATTTGTCCGTCCGTTTTATCCGGGCGGAGATTATGAAAATTATAATTATCCGGATGACTGCGTTGTCGTGGATAATCCGCCGTTCTCGATTGTAACCAAAATTGCAAAGTTCTACAACGCACGAAAAATCGACTATTTCATTTTTGCACCGGGGCTTACATGCTTTAATATTCCTGCGCAAATCGTGTGTACAAATTTTAGTATTACTTATGATAACAGCGCATGTGTAAATACCTCGTTTGTCACCAATATGGACAAGTACGCCGTTCGAAGTGCGCCGGAGCTTTACAACAGGCTGAAAAAAGCAAACGAGGACAATTTGAAACAAAACAAAAAACAGCTCGTCAACAACGCATACCCGGACAACGTTGTAATGTCGAGCATGTTCGAACAATACTCGAAACACGGCGTGAAATTTTACTTGACGGAAAAAGAATGCGCAAAAGTGAGAAAGCTGGATTGCGGTAAAGGTCTTTTCGGTACTGGGTTTATCATTTCCGATAAAGCAGCAGAGCGCAAAGCAGCGGCAGAGAGAAAAGCGGCAGAGAGAAAAGCGGCAGAGATGAAACAACGCTGCCGGTTAAGCCTTTCCGAACGCGAAAAAGCAATTATAGCGCAGCTTGAATAATTTGGGAGGTGTAAAGATGGCAAAAACAAAGGCAAAAAAGAAAACCGCGAAAAAAGTCGGACAGCCGCGCAAGTTCAAAGACGAAAAGACCATGATACAACTTTTTACGGCGTTTTGTGATTTTGTTCGTGACAATAATTTTATACAAATCCCGTCGCAGTCTAATTTTTGCCGTTGGCTTTCCATAAACTTTCAACGCACCGACCGGAGAACAATATATAATTCGCTTAACAAATACTTTCCCACCATAAAAAAAGAGTTTGAAACCTTACAGTCTGATGTTATCGCCGAAGGTGCAATGCTCGGAAAATACAATGCAACAATGTCTATATTTGCACTCAAAAACTGGTGCAAATGGTCGGATAAACCCATTGACGAGGGCGCAAGCGATTATGAAGATCTGACACCGCTTGCTGAAATGTTAAAATGACAACGCAAAAAATAGCATGGTCACCGTTTTCGGAAAAGCACAAAGTGTATATCAAACATGCGCTTGACAACGCTTTGTGTGTTGCCGAGGGTGCTATTCGTTCCGGAAAGACCATAGACCATTGTATAATAGCGGCTGCTTACTTGGAAACATGCACGGACAAAATTCACCTTGCAAGCGGTTCAAGTGCGCCAAATGCGAAGCTGAACATTGGCGAGTGTAACGGCTTCGGATTGGAACACCTTTTCCGTGGTCGCTGCCGTTGGGGAAAATTCAAAGGTGGCGAAGCGCTGTTTATTAACACCAAAACCGGCGAAAAAATCGTATTATTTGCCGGTGGCGGTAAATCCGACAGTTACAAAAAGATCCTCGGTAACTCCTACGGCCTTTGGATAGCTACGGAAATCAACGAGCATTACGACAGCGACGACAGCCGAGAAAGCTTTATTAAAGTAGCCTTTGGCCGACAAGCCGCAGCTAAATGTCCGCTCGTTTTATGGGACTTAAACCCATGTGCGCCGCAACATCCGATTTACACAAATTATATTGACAAATGGATCGGCAATTATCCGGGCGGCTATCTCTATGAGCATTTTACAATTGACGATAATCTTTCCCTTTCGGACGAGCGCAGAGAGGAAATAAAAGGCCGCTACGACGTCAATTCCGTATGGTATAAGCGTGATATTCTTGGTGAACGTGTCACGGTGCAAGGCCTTATATATCGGATTTACGCGGATAAGCCGGAACGATATGCGATAGCTAATTCCGATATACCGAAAACAAAGCACGGCGCATATATTATCGACCGTATCAATATAGGCGTTGACTTCGGCGGCAATAAATCGGCACATGCTATGGTTGCTACTGGATTTTCGCCGGATTATCAAACAGTCTATGCGCTTGCTTCACAGCGTATTCCGGCGCAAGGCGTGAGGGTTGAACAAATCATAAAGAAAATTATTGATTTTGCGGACATGATACAAGCTACATACGGCGAAGTTTTCAGCATATACCCGGATAATGCAGAACAGACTATTATTAACTCGCTTCGAAACAAATGTGATTATCGCGTTGTTGGAAGCCGAAAATATCCGATAAACGACCGTATTAAATGTACAGATATCCTGCTTTCAAGTGACCGCTTAAAGATAGTGGACGGAAATAATAAAGCTCTTGACGGCGCGTTAAAAACAGCCGTATGGGACGCAAATCACCCAAATGAAGATATCCGACTTGATGACGGTACAACTGATATTGATACGCTTGACGCGTTCGAATACAGCTTTGAACGCGAAATGTACAGACTTATATGCTACGCGCCAGACGGAGGACAAGAGGAAGAATGAACACTTTTATGCAAATGTTAAAGCCGCTTATACAGCTGCTTTACAACAAAATTGTGCTTGAAAGCGATGACAAGATTGCAAAGATCGAAGCGGACGCAGAAGCATATCGCCAAGCCATGACCGAAAATGTCGTTGCTATGGTTGCAAATGCTTTGTCGACTTACACGCTTAGCGACAGCACAATAAGTATTATAGGCGATAACGCGCGCGCTGAGGTATTACGCGAAATATCCGACCGACATTTTGCAGCGCTGAAAGGTGTGCTTGCTGACGCGTTAGGCGTGGGACTTGTGGTGTCCTTGCCGCATACGCATATTGTAGGCAACAAACGCAAGCTGTGTATCGATACGGTCGGAAAAGATCGCGTCTTTTTAACAGAAGTTGCCGGGGATGATGTAATTTCCTGCACGATTGCCGCCGATGTGCGAGTTATCAACGGACGGACTTATATTCGTCTTGCTGACTACACGCTTGACAAGGATGCTTATATTATCCGTTCAAGGGCTGTTTTAGACGGTTCACCAGCGCCGCTTGATATTCAGCCGGATTGGGCAGACATACCGCCCGAAATTCGTATATCCGGCGTTGACAGACTTCCTATCGCATTTTTAAAGTGCCCGACGTCGAATCGGTTACCCGACAGCCGCGAGGGCGTACCGGTTACATACGGCTGTGAGGAAACTATCAAAAAAATCACGGAAACGCTTTCGCAAATCGAAAAAGAGTATGCGACCAAAGAATCACGCATTTTTGCAAGTGATTCGCTTTTTGGGAAAAAAGACAAATTGTCAAACGTGTACAAGGTGCTTGACGCCGAATCCAAGGATTTCTTTGAAGTATACAGTCCGGATATCCGGTCATCGGATTATTTTGAAAAGCTGACACATCATTTCGCCATGCTTGAACGTGAAATTGGGTGCTCTCCCGGCGTTCTTACGGAGCTTACAACCGGCAGTGCTACCGCTACGGAGATCCGCGCGAAGATGTATAAAACTTTCGCTTTTTGCACGGACATTCAAAAGTCGGTCGAACGCTATTACACGGATTTAATGTATGCTTGCGACGTTATGGCAAATGTATACAGCTTATCCCCCGCCGGCGATTATGACATCAAATTCGATTGGTCTTACGGACTGCTTGAAGACCCGGCAATGACTTATCAGCAGATAAAAGAGGGCGCTTCTGACGGCGTAATAAGTAAAGCAGAATACCGTCGATATATAACCGATGAAACACTTGCAGAAGCTGAGGAAGCTATAGCGCAGATTTCCGAGGAAAACCCGACGCTTGAAACGCTTCTCGGCACGCAGTCGCTTCAAAATGCGGTAAACAGCAATGCTTAGTCGTGACACGCTCGACCAAATCCCGGAAATTATTGCTGACCGGCTTTCCGGTGCAAATGAATACATGCTCCATAAGTTAGGCGACCACATTAACCGGCTCGGTCAGGTCTTGCCGTCAGATATGCACCGGCTTGAAGAACTGCACCGCGCAGGAATGGAAGTTGTAGACATTGAAAAAGAGCTTGCAAAGCGCACGGAACGCGCAGCCGCCGAGATAAAAGCGCTGTTTGATTCCTATGCCGCATGGTGTCTTGAACAGGCTTATGACGCGTTTAACTATCGCGGCAAGCCATTTATCCCCTATGAAAAGAACGACTATTTACAGCGTTTTGTAGAGAGCTACGCGCGTCGTACTGCCGGAACGTTGCAGAATCTGTCACAAACTCATGCTTTGCGAATATTCAGCACAAAGAAAAACGGTTTTGTTACCTTTGCCGACGGCTATAAAGACGCGATAGACCAAGCTGTAACAAATACCGCGCTCGGCGTACAGGACTATCAAAGCGCCATGCGTGACACCCTGCGCAAGGTCGGCAAAACCGGTCTTTGCACTATGGAGTATGAAAGCGGCTACACAAGGCGGCTTGACAGTGCTGTGCGAATGAATATTTTAGAGGGTGTCCGACAGGTCAACCAAGGGATTGAAGACCAGATCGGTGAAGAACTCGGTGCGGACGGTGTGGAAATTTCTGCGCATGGGTATTGTGCTCCCGACCACGAGGACATACAGGGGCGGCAGATGACGAAAGCGGAATATGCCAAATGGGACGCGGAGCATGCTTATCCGAAGCGTCAGATAGGAAAACTAAATTGTCATCACTTCGCGTTCAGCGTGATTTTAGGCGTACAGGAGCCGATACATACGCCGGAAGAGCTTGACGAGATGAAAAAGAAAAATGCTGCCGGAATGGACTATGAGGGCAAGCATTACACCATGTATCAGGCAACGCAAATACAAAGGCAGCTTGAAAGCGAAATACGGAAGCGTAAAGACGTGCATATTCTTGCCAAAGCGGCAGGAGATACCGAGCTACAGCGCAAAATGCAGGGCAAAATCAACCTGTTAAAAAGCAAGTATGTTGATTTTTCCCAAAAGGCCGGTTTAAGCGTTTACAATAAACGTTTGACGGTAAGCGGATATAAGCCAACATAATATTTTTCTAACGTCTGCAAATTGCAGACGTTATTTTTTTATGCTTAAAAGATGTCACTAACTGCGTTCTAAACTTGATATAATCATACACAGATGAGGACAAATCTTAAAATTGTCAACACGTGGCGGCCAGTTACACGCCTAAAACAACTTAATACGTGAAAAGGAGCACAAGAACATGAAACAAGAATTTTTGAAATCTTTGAATTTGTCAGACGATGTTATCGCACAGATTCAAGCCGAGAACGGAAAAGATGTCCAAGCCGAAAAAGACAAGGCCAAAAAGGTGCAGGACGATTTGACCGCGCTTAATGCCAAAATCGGCGAGTATGAGGACAAAATCAAGGCTTTCGAAAAACAGGACGCCGCCGGTCTTGCGGCAAAAATTGAAGAGCTGCAAAAGGTCATTGACGACCGCAAAGCAGCAGACGCAAAGGCAATTCATGACAAGAACATGTCGGACAGACTCGACAAGGTGACAGGCGAAAAGAAATACTTGAACGAGTATACGCGTAGCGGTATTTTATCGGAATTCATGTCAGCTGTCGAAGACAAGGCCAACGCCGGAAAAAGCGACGCGGATTTATTTGCACAAATCATCAAAGACCGCGACGGCATTTTTGACAGCCAAAACAAGGCCATCGAGATTCCCGGTATCAATCCGATAGATTCAAAGGTCTTTAACGAAAACAAAGCACGTCAAGTCATGGGTTTGCCGCCGTTAAAATAAAAAGGAGTTATAAAAACAAATGGCAAACAGCATTGCACTATTCAAACAGTACATTGACCTTTTGGACGAGGTCTACAAAAACGCGTCCACCACAGCCGGTCTTGATATTTCCGGCGAACTTGTAAGAGCCGGAGCGAACGCCAAAGAGATCCTTATTCCGAAGATGACGCTTGACGGCCTTGCAGATTATTCGCGCAACGGTGGTTATGTTGCCGGTGATGTAAAGTTAGAAATGGAAACTGTTACATTCAACTTCGACCGTGGCCGTAAATTCACGGTTGACGCCATGGACAACGCAGAAACCGCCGGCGTTGCTTTCGGAAAGCTTGCTTCGGAATTTGTACGCACCAAGGTTGTGCCCGAGCTTGACGCGTTCCGCTATGCTACTTATTCCGGCATTTCCGGTATCGGAACGACTACCGGTGCGGCGCTTTCCACCGGCGCGGACGTTTTAACCGCGCTGGTAGCTGCACAAAACGCTATGGACGAAGCAGAAGTTCCGGAAACCGAAAGAGAACTGCACATCACACCGACCCTGTACAACCTCATTTATAGCGTCGATACGACCAAATCGAAAGAGGTATTGAACTCGTTCAGCCGCATTGTAAAAGTGCCGCAGACGCGTTTCTATACGGCTATCGACCAGTACGACGGCACGACATCAAGCGAAGAAGCCGGCGGCTTTGTCAAGGATTCCACATCCGGAAAAAACATCAACTTTATGGTTATCCACAAACCGGCCGTTCTTCAGTATTCCAAGCATGTGGTAAGCAAGGTCTTTTCGCCCGAAGAAAACCAGGATTCTGACGGTTGGATTTTCTGCTACCGTTCATATGGCCTTGCCGATGTCTACGACAACAAGGTCAAGGGCATTTATTTACACAAGGCGGCGACCTAATATGCGCAGGGTAGGACTTATTGAGCCGGAAGAAATGTCGGAAATCAAGCCGGAAACCGACATTTTAGGCTTTCGAAAAAAGGCAGACCTGGAAAAGCCGGAAGAACCGAAAAAGCGAAAAGCAAGAGGTACAACGGATGAAGTATCTGACGTATGATGAGTATATTGCCATGGGCGGCACATCGGACGCGTCAGAATTCGCGAGAAACGCAGCCGAAGCGGCGGCACACATTGACCGGTACACGTTCCGTCGTGTTACCAAAATGACCGTCATTCCGGAAAGCGTAAAAAACTGTATGTTTGCACTTGTGGACGTGCTTGACGGCGCGTCCACAGCGCGAACCGGCACGGCTGTAGCGTCTGAAAGCAATGATGGCGTATCGGTCTCTTATGTCACATCGTCACCGGCTGAGAGCGACAAAAGACTGTCAGCGCTTATTGCCGATACGGTGCATTTGTGGCTATCCGGCGAAACGGATGATAACGGCACGCCGCTTTTGTGGCGAGGTGTTGAAGATGCCCTATAAATACCCGGCATGGTGGAAAACCGCGATAACGCTTTACAACAAAGTGACCGAAAAAGGGAAAATCGTCTATTACCGGCACGTGCTTGATGGCTGTCATTACTCCAAGAAGCGCCTGACAGCGGCAGATAATGGCAATTTGTCGGCCGTGTCCGAAACTGTTGTCCGCATACGGCAAAACAGCGCGTACATGCCGCCGAGAGCCTACACCGACAGCGGTGCGGCCGTGCAGAAAACGCATTTCACGCTTGCCCCCGGCGATGTCGTTTTTCACGGTGTTGTTTCCGCTGAAATGGCAGACGAGACCAGCAAAAGGCCGTCTGATCTACTCAAAAAGCATGACGGCTTTACCGTGAAAACCTGTGCGGACAATTCTTTCGCAAATCCGGCGCACTATCGGTGCGGTGACTGACATGGGACAAAACGTCAAAGTTAAAATCAACATTGATCTGCAAAAGGCAGGTGAAAGCAAAATAACGGACGATGTCCGGCTTTTTGCTGCAAATAACATGTTTCGGCTAATGTCCCCATATGTGCCAATGGACACCGGCATGTTATGGCAAACAGTGGAGGTATCAACAAAAGGCGTACACTACAAACAGCCATATGCGCGGTATCAGTACAACGGCACAAACTTCAATTTCAGCCGCGACAAACACCCGCTTGCTTCGGCAAAATGGGACAAAGCCATGCTTGCCGCGCAGGGTGACAAGCTGACGCGCGATATTCAAAACTACATCAACCGTAAAGGCAGGTGACACCATGACAAAACATGAAGCAATGATTGACTATTTGCAGGGTTCGCCTGCCTTTTCCGGTATTGCTTGCCAATTTGGCGAGATATCCGACGGCAGTGTAATCTTCAACACCGTGCAGGGCGACACAACCATATCAACCGACATTGTCGGGACAAAAACAAAGCACTATGACTTTGCAATCGTCAAATACTGCGCACGAAACACCGACGCGCCGAGCGACTTAAACATGGACACGCTCAACGCTGTATCGGCTATGATGACGTGGATTGACGAGCAAAACAAAAAGCGGCATTTCCCGGAATTCGAAAATGCCACCGTTACCAAAATCGAAAATTTACAGAATATGCCAACCGTGGCCGGTACAGACGAAAAGCAGAATCTTGTCAAATACATGTATCAGGCACGTGTGACATACAAAACCAAGGAGGATTAAAATGGCAAATACTTTTACTGAATTCAATCTGACCGACGGCCAAGAAGCCGAACGAAAACTATTAAAAACCTTTGTCAGTGTGGCAAGCTCCGGCACGCCGGAATGGGAAATCATTGGCGAGGGTATCGAAGACAGCTCCATTGAATACAACACTGACACCGAAACCAGCACCGACATTCTCGGTCAGACCCGGACAAAGGTCAACAAGACCGAACCGGCGCAGAGCTTCGAGCCGTACACGGTGCGCGGCGGCAGTAAATTGGCGTTTATCCTGTGGGATATTTACAGACGAAACGCCGTAAGCGAGCTGACGCAGTTTAAAGTGCTTCTTGTTCATGAGTTCGTCGGCAGTTCGACCGGATACGCCGCCGAAACACAGGATAACTGCACAATCACCGTTACGTCTTTGGGCGGTTCGGCCTATGTCGATATGCCTATCAGCATTTCGTACAGCAACAAAAAGACGCTCGGCAAGGTCACCTATACCGGCGAAGTCCCTACGTTTACAGCTGACAGCGGTCTTTAATACGGAGGAATAAACCATGGACGCAATCAAACTTGACATCGGTGTTGTTAAACAGGCATACAGCACACAAAACGGCGGCATTTTTTATCTTGACACGACCGACACGAATGTCGTGACACGCTTTTCGGAAAAGTATTCCGAAATTCAGAAGCTTGCCGCAGAATACGGTCAACTTGACGAATCGCGCGAGGGTGCAAAGGATGAATCATCCATAAAAGAGATCGGCGAAAAAATGCGCGACCTTGACGACCGTGTAAAAGCGGCTGTCGATTACATCTTCGACGACGGTGTATCTTGCGCGATTTGGGGCAAGAGTGCCGCTGTTTTAAGCCTTGACAAGGTGTTTGACAAGCTTTTAGGCCTTTACAGTAAAGAAATTTCAAAGGCTGTGGCCGCGTCAAAACAGCGCATAAACCGCGCGATACCCAAGCAATATCAAAAGAAGTAGGAGCTTTTTCACATGTACGACCTGCCGAAAACTGTTGAAATAAACGGAAAAACATATGCGATTCGTTCGGATTACCGCGATATCTTAAACGTTATTGCGGCGCTTAATAATCCGGATTTGGGGATAGGTGTGCTCGGCGATGAACGCGCCTATGCGGCTATGTATATTTTTTATCCGGATTTCGATAAGATAACCGACCATGTGACGGCGTTTGATAAGCTGTGTTGGTTCGTTGACCGCGGCAACGCGCACAGCGGAAGTAACGCAAAAACGCCGCTATACGACTTTGAACGCGACGAAAGTTTGATAGCTCCGGCTATCGGGCAAGTTCTTAATTGCCGGATTCGCGAGATCTCTTATTTGCACTGGTGGGATTTTGTAGACGCGTTTACACAGATCGGGGACGGTCTTTTCGCGCAGGTCGTCGGCGTGAGAGCACGCAAATCAAAGGGCAAAATGACAAAGGACGATAAAGCGTTCTATGCGCAAAATAAAGAACTTATCGACCGTGTCAGACCGAATAAGAAAACGCCGCAGAATGTGCGTACTCTCACACCGGAAGAGGGCGAAGAATTCTTGAAAAAATGGCGAAATAAGGGGGTGACAAAGGATGCCGAACAATGACGGAACTGTTTTTATTGAAGTTGATTTCGATACCACACCTATGCAAAAAGGCGCAAAGGTGCTTGAAAACAGCTTAAAAAGCGCTATTGGTATCGCTAATACCGCTTTTGGAAAAGCGAGTGCAAGCGCGAACCAGTACGGCGCACAGCTGGATAAACTGTCCGCTAAATTGCAATATCTGAACGACAAACTTGCTTACATGCAAGAGGGCGGCGCTGCCGGTCAAAAGTTGACTATGCAGATTAACGAACAGCTTGCCGCGCTGAAACAGGAAACGGACGAGTATAAGCAAATGGAAGCGGCTGCCGGTGAGCTTGCCGCAAAAATGCGCGAAATCGCCCAAGCACAGGGCCAAAGCAGTGCGGAATACAAGGAAACCGAGGGTGCGCACCGCGTTTTAACCCAAGAAATGGGTGTACAAAAAAAGAAAATCGACGAAATTAACGCGTCGCTTGACACTATGCGCGACAAACTGTATAAAGCGAAAATGGCTTCTATTCAGTCGCCGCAGTATGAGAAATTGAAAAACGATATTGTTCTGACCGAAAAAGAGCAGCAGCGGCTTTTATCCACGCAGACCCAAAGCACGAAGCAAGTGCAGAAAACAGGCACGGCACAGGGTAAAATGTTGTCTGGTCTTGAAAGCGGCTTTAAACGTTTAAAAAGCATTGTGGCCGGTGCTTTTTTCTTCAACATTATTTCCAAAGCGCTTACCGGCATGACACAGGCTGTCGGACGATACGTGCAAACAAATAAAAGCTTTATGCAGTCTTTACAGATTGCAAAAGGAAACCTTTTAACAGCATTTCAACCGATATGGCAAATCATCACCCCGGCTATTAACGCGCTCGGTAAAGCGCTTGCTTATGTGACCGGCTTAATAGCGAGCTTTGCGGCCGTTTTAAGCGGCAAAAGCTTGAAGGACTTACAGAGCCAAGCAAAAGCTCTTGACAAGAATGCTGCGGCAATAAAAGGCGTTTCCAAGGCCACAGACAAGGCGAAGAAATCTGCTGATAAAGCGACCGCTTCTTTTGATACGCTGAATATTTTGCAATCGCCGACGGATGAGAGCGATTCGCAAAGTAGTTCGGGCGGCGGTTCGGGAAGCACGATCGCGGCAGACTTTTCCGGAGCGGAAACGGAAACCGGCGGTCTTTTAGAAAAACTAAAAGAGATAAAAAGCTATCTTTCCGCAGAATTGGCACCGGCTTTTCAGTCGTTCGCCGATAATGTAACACCCCAAATAGCAAAACTGAAAGAGACATTCAGCAACATATTTTCAGATGTCAGCGGCTGGGGTGACCCGTTTTTAGATTACATAACAAACACATTTATACCGTCTGTTGCTCTGCGCCTGTCTAACTTGTCTGTAGTGGCCGGTGGCGCGCTCGAATCTCTTAATATGATTATATCCGATTTGTGGGGCACGGCGTTTAAACCTTTTTTCGAAAAATTCATCACTGAGGGACTTCCGCGCATTACGGAATTCGGAAATCAAGTTTCCAACACGTTTACAATAGCATTTGGCGAAGCAAAGACTATATTTGATGAAATCTGGACAAACGGAATCATGCCGGACGTTCAATTGCTCGGAAAGATTTTCGGCGACCTATGGGACGGCATAAAAGCCACATGGGACGAATACGGCCAACCGATTTTTGACGGGTTTAATCAAGCTATTGAATCTTTTTCAAATATCGTTCAAACCATTTGGAAAAGCTTTGTCAAACCGATTTGGGACAATGTCATGGAAACGCTTGACTGGATTTGGACAAAGCACGCAAAACCGTTGTGGGATAATTTTCTTGCTTTTGTTGCAGAGCTTCAAGTCATGCAACTAACAATTTACAACAATGTTATTGCACCTATTATTTCATATCTTGTAGATATTCTGGGCCCGATAATTGCCAACACAATTAACACGATTTTTAATACCGTAAGCAGTATTGTAGCTGGTATTATAGACGTTATCAACGGGATTATAACCACGCTTCGCGGCATTATCGAATTCATAACAGGCGTATTTTCCGGCGATTGGGATAAAGCTTGGGAGGGCATTAAAAAGGTATTCCAAGGCGTTTGGGATTCCCTTGTCGGTATCGTAAAAACTCCGATAAACTTGATTATTGATTTAATCAACGGACTTGTCGGCGGTGTGTGTGAGGGTGTAAACGCTATTATTAAATCCTTGAACAAACTGTCTTTCGATGTTCCGGACTGGGTGCCGGGATTCGGCGGCAAAAAATTTGGATTTAATTTGTCGCTTGTTACCGCTCCAAAAATTCCGAAGCTTGCCACCGGTGCGGTTATCCCTCCGAACCGCGAGTTTTTGGCCGTTCTCGGCGACCAAAAGCGCGGAACGAACATTGAAGCGCCGCTCGACACCATTGTAGAAGCGTTCCAACGCGTACAGAACAACGGCGGCAATGATATCAATATCAAATTTTCCGGAAACGAGGGACAGCTCTTGCGGTATCTGCTCAACGGTCTTGAAGTAACCAAGAGCAAGCGCGGTCTTGCTTTTACGAAGTAGGTGATTAAGTGTCAGTTTTCACAATCGACGGCAACGCATACGACGTTGAGATCATATCGTTAAAACGCAAATTCAGCGTGCTTGACGGCGACAAAGCCGGTCGCGCGTCTGATGGCTCTATGATGAGAAACATTATTGGTACATACTACAACTATTCCATGCAGTTAAACACCGACCGTTTGAGCCGTTCACAGTACGACGAACTGTATGAAATTCTTTCCGCGCCGCAGGATAGTCACACGGTGATTTTGCCCTATGGGCGCGGAACGATAACACAGCAAATGTATGTGACCGGCGGCGAGGATGATTTGAGAATCGACGACAAAGGCAACATATGGGACGGCTTAAGCATTGAATTTGTTGCAATGACGCCAAAGCGCAAGCCGACATAAAAGGGGTATAAAATGGCAGTAACGATTTATAATCATGCATTAACCGGATTTTATCCGGTGGAATTGACTGCATATGGCTTCAATATAAGTCCGACAACTGGCCAATATGTAAAGCTGACTGCTGTCGGAGAAAGTATTGAAGTATTGGGGGCCGGTGATACCGTCAATTTAACGACATCGGTTTTAATTGCCGGGACATTAACAGTAAACGGTCAAGTTTATACAAGAGATGATAGTCCGGTTACTCTTAACGGCGTTGTACTCACAGAACCAGTAAAATTTTCAGCAACAGAGGGTGGGCGCGGACGCTTTGTTATTGACACATTCGATAAATATGATACGCCGGCTGTAACGGACGAGCAGTTTGCCGACATGCACTTATATTTTCCGTTTTCTCCCACCGGTGAAACGCTTGAAGCGGCTACAGCTGAATTTACGGTCTATACGTCGGATTCGTCAGCATGGAAAAAAGGAACGGTTGTTGACATTCACGACAGTGACGGTATACTCGGACGGTTTTATATTGATACCTGTATCAAAACGTATGCCGGACAGTATGCCATTACAGCAAGCGACGTTATAAATCAGCTGGCAAACGATACGTTTTATGGATATATCGGGTATGAAAAAGTATCTCAAAGCACTTCAAATCACTATATCTATGAAAAGGACTTTTACAGCGTGGAGCAGCTGTGTCAAGACATATTTGGAAGCCGTGAGTATACCATATCCGACGCTTGTAAAACGGTTGAAGTTCCCGGTTATATTCCCTTTGGAAACGCACGCGACGCACTGCAATATTTATGCTTTGCATGTGGTTTATACGTTCGAACATACCGAACAGAAACGCCGGTCGTTCAGTCCGCAGATACGTATGCAACGCACACCATACCGGACACCAAAGTCGCGGATAGTGTATCGGTTTCAGAAGTTGAATCCCAAGCGGCTACAACAATAAAAATGGCACGCTATTATGTTGCTACATATGTAAGTACCAGTTCGAATACCATTTTTTTCGGTCGGCTTCCGGCCGGCGAAAATACATTGCTTACCGAGGGATATCGGACCTATACAACTGGAAACACCGCCCCTAAGCCTTATATTTTAGCGGCTCGATACAACTTGAAAACATATGCGCAATACGGAACGGTAGTTAAAACAACCGGTGTTTCAACCATTGTCAATACAATTAAAGGCGACACTTATGACGAAGAAACCGGCGATTCGCTTATGATATTGAACGGAAACCCGATTAAAGTTGAATATTGTGATATCCCGGTAAAATCTGACTATCCAGCCGCGTACGAGCATAATCAAGAGCCCTATTATAAGACCTTTGGCAACGGTTCAGCCTTGCAGGTTTCCGATGATGCTACAACCGTAACGGCACACAACGCCGAAGCCGTCGCGAACCGCATGATAGCATACCACGGAAAATCGCGCGAAGCGAATATTACTTACATTATGAGCGCGAACGAAATGCCCGGCGACCAGCTTATACTTCCGCTTGATGAAACATATGGAAATATAAGCGGACGTATTCTTTCGCTTGATATAACGCCGGGTGTCACAAAAACATTTGCAGACGCTGTTATAATTTGCGACGAGGAGGACGCGGACGCATGATAGAACACAATTTAAAAGTTAAAGACGATATTATCGAGCCGGTTTCTCTTGTGATTCCGAGCGGAAATGTTGAAACGCATGTGCTTATTCTCGATTTTAACGACACATGGACAGACCTAAAGAAAATGGCTGTCTTTACGCGTGACGGCACGGCAAAGGAATACACGATTGACGGTAACACGCGCACGATTCCGGGAGATATTCTTTCAGATTCGGGCGAGTTCACAGTCGGTGTATATGGGTATATTATGGACGGCGAAACGCTTGTAAAACGTTTAAGTACCAATATACTTACCGGTAAAGTTATCAAAGGCGCGTACAGCAATGCAGAACAAGGCGAAAGTGATGTGCCGCCGAGTGCTTACGAAAAGCTCGAAAGTACAGTCGAAAGCCATATTGACAACCATGAAAACCCTCACGAAGTCACAGCCGATCAAGTCGGAGCATACGGAAAACAAGCGATAGACGACGCATTTTCGGGAATGAATCGGAAAATCGCCGCCAAGCTCGACAAAGTAAAAAGTGACTTTATTCTATATCCGGGCATCTATGCGACGACGGACACGGACGGCACGCCGTATTTAATGACAGCTACAAGCGATTTAGGCTATATCGGCAAGGGCAGCGGCTATATTGCCACCTATGACGGCGGCGAGCTGAAAACCGGCACGCCTACGTCGGACGATTCGGCGGCCAATAAGGCGTATGTGGATGAAAAAGCAAAGGTTTCCGACGTAAAAGTTGCAGGAACGTCTGTGGTTGCAGACGGTAACGCGAACATCCCGAATGTTTTAGCACTGGGCGATGACGGTAAGCTAAGGGTTGCGAATGCGCCCGACAAGACGAAATGGACGGGGCCGTTAGGTGTTGATAATACTGGCTTATTAACAACGGCTAGCGCTAATAACATTGTTATTGACAGTCGCACCGCATCATCAATACAGCTCTTAAACTGCGCTTATTTGGACTACGCCGTCAAAGCGGCCATGTGTGACGGCAAAGGCGCGGCTTGGACATCCGCCGAACAGGCAGCGGCAAGGGAACGCATGGGAATCAAAGGGTACAAACTTCTTGCGACCTTGAATTTTACCGAAAATGCCGGTACGTTCACGCTCACCACGCTCAACGGACAGCCCATCGCGCTGAAAAGCATGGTTGTCATTATGAACCGTATCGGAGACGGTGAAAGCGCAAACGGCCATATTACGCCGGTCTTTACGGTCAAAGGCGCAAACGGAGCAAGCACAAACATAAAGGGCGGCTATTTTTATGGGGTCGGTGCGAACGGGAACTGTTGGTACACACGTGCGGACATTTCGGGCGAATTTTTTGATTCCGAAAGCGCCTGCATGGCTCCGAGTACGAATTCGCAGCTAAGTAACGGTTGGATGACAACCGAGCTTTCCAAAAATATGGATTGGCGAAACCTTTCGGACGATTTTCTTCCGATAACGCAGATCACCGGGTTTAAAATCATAGCAAGCGGGAATTGCATTACCAACGGTTCCACAATGTGGATATACGGCAGGGAGGAATAAGGAATGAGAACAGCAGAATACAAGCAGATTTCTACAAAAAAAGAGCAGCGCACGGTTTTGCATGCGGCGGTTTTGGATGAAGAAGGCGACGTTTTGACTGAACCGTATGAGGAAACTGTTACGGTAGATGTGCCTGTTATGGGCGTTGTTTACCGGGACGCGACCGCTGAAGAGCAAGCTGCGGCACAAGTGCCTATCCCCGTCGAAATGCAGATACAAGCGCTCAAAAACGAGCTTGCAGCGTATGACTACATTGGCGTAAAGCTTGCTATGGGTGTTGCGACGCGCGAGGAATATGCCGAAGAGATCGCGCACACGGAAACGTTACGGCAGCGGATCCGGGCGCTTGAAAGTGAGGTGGGATAAGTGGACGTCAAGGAGCTTATTTCCATCGTTTTACGGTGGTTTATCCCGTTTGTGTGCTGCGGCTTTGCTGCGTGGATAAGCGGCTATCACGGCAAAAACAAGGCCATGCGTGAGGGCTTGCGCTGCCTTTTGCGCGCGGAGATCATTCGGGCATACGAGAAGTACACCGAGCGCGGCTATTGCCCGATCTACGCACGTGAGCCGCTTACCAAGGTATATGAAGCGTATCACGCCATGGACGGCAACGGGACAGGCACGGATTTTTACAAAAAGACCATTGCGCTGCCGCCCGAGCTGCCGAAAGGTGGGAATTAAATGCGTTTTTCCAAGAAGATCGTTGTTGTCATGTTCGCGACGGCGTTTGTATTTGTCGGGATCATGATCGCCACGTATTGGTTCAAGGGCGGCGTGCCGGACAGCTTGATCGAGCAGTTTTTCGGGTTCTTCGGTATCGAGGGCGGCGCGCTTGCCATTATCAAGGTCGGTGAAGCGTTTGCCGAGAAGTTGGATAAAAAAGAAAAGCCGTCCAAGACGGCAAAGAAAGGGAGTAAAAAGGAATGAACAAAATTAACTGGAAACAGAAGCTGACCAGCCGCAAGTTTTGGGCGGCTGTCGTTACGTTCGTCACGACCGTTTTGGTCGCTTTCGGTGTGCCGGACTTGACTATCGAGCAGGTCACGGCGATCATCACGGCCGGTGCTTCGATGATTGCCTACATCATCGGCGAGGGACTTGTCGATGCCGCGAGAATCAAGGCACAGAGCGAAGACACGGATCATTTGCGTGAGGTCGCGAAAATGAAAGATGGCAGCAAATAGGCATAAAAAGAAAGAGGATGTCAAGTGGCCTCTTGACATCCTCTTTGTGGGGTGTGTGCATGAAATACAAATATATTCGTTTCGTATTTATATTATAACACATATATTTTATTTTGTCAAGGAGGAAAAAAGTATGATAAGCTGCTTCAAAGGCCGATTTCGTTTGACCAGTCCGCGCGGTGATCGGGTTCTTAACGGCGTAAAAGGGTATCACCATGGAATTGATTTGGTCGGGCTTGACGACACGACGGTGTACAGCATTGTCGACGGAAAAGTCCGCACCGGATCGGACAACAGCGCCGGGAATTATGTCTGTGTGACCATTGCCGACGGCAGACGGGTGTATTATTTTCATTTGAAATCGTTCAAGGTCAAGACCGGTGACACGGTCAAGAAAGGACAGGCCGTCGGAATCATGGGCAACACCGGGCACAGCTTCGGTGCGCACACGCATTTAGAGCTTCGCGTCAAGGGCACGGAATACAAGAGCCTTGATATTTCCGAGTTTACCGGGATTCCGAACAAGGTTGGCATTTACGAATACAAGGAGGACGGCGGCGTGAAGCAGAACAAATACAGCTATGATGATACGGTTGACGCGATGATTCGGGACGGTGTGACCGACGTGAAGAACATGCAGAACTGGGAGAAGATGCTCGACGGCAGGGAGAAGTTGGAGGCCAAGTATGTCAGGGAGATCTTTAAGAGGTATCATGAAAAACTGAATAAGAAGTAACCGAAACCGATAACGCGTTATAAAGGAGAAACCATGGAAACATTTGACTTGCCAAGGAGTGTATGGGAGCAAATGATAAACGAGTGGATTTTCAACGAGCGTGACCGCCAAATTATCAAACGGCGCATTTTAGACGGTGTATGCTTTGAATCGCTTGCGGAAGAGTTTGACCTCTCGATACAGCAAACAAAAACCATTGTATACAAATCTCAAAAAGTATTACAGCGCTGCGCACATAAATCAAACTACAAATCAGCCGAAAACCAAACAAAAGCGGGCTGAAATACAGTCGAAATACAGACGTTTACTTGCTTGTGAATGTCTGTATTTTTTGTTATACTCAAAGCAGATAAGGAGGGCTAAAGCATGAACCAATACAACCCATATCCGGCATTTAATCCATATTTTTCACAAGCGTCAATCAATGCACTTTTTCCGGCGCAGACGGCGCAAAACGGCATGACCGGTAACGTACTTAGGGTGTCGGGCATAAACGGTGTAAATGCCTTAAATATCGCGCCTAATTCGAGCGTGTTGGCGCTCGACGATACCGCGCCTATTTTGTGGTATATTCAGACCGACAGCGCCGGTTATAAAACGCCTACCGCCTATGATATTATGCCGCATGTCGAGCAAGCAGCAAAAACGGAAAATGATTTCGAAATGCGTTTGAAGAAAGTCGAGGAATACATCAATGAACAACAATCCGGTATTAAATCAAATGCAGGTAGCGCAAAGCGTACTAAATCCACAGATGATAGCGCAGATTAAGGGAATTGCGAACAACCTAAACAGCCCCCAAATGCAAATGGTGCGGCAAATTACGACCGGCCGTGGAATCACACCAAGACAAGCTGTCGAAATGCTTTGCAGACAGCAGGGTATCGACACAAACAGCTTTATGGCACAAATTAATTCGGCATTTAATGGACAATAACGATTTTCGGCGCGCGGAATCGGTATTGATAAATATTAAAATTTACAGGAGGAAAAAACTATGGAAAACGGATTATCCGCTTCGGATGTTGCATTGATGAGCAGAAACAATGACGGCGGCTTTGGCTTCGGCGGTGACGGCGCGTGGATCTTCGGCCTGTTGGTGCTTCTCGGACTTTTTAACGGCGGTTTTGGCGGTTTCGGCGGAAATCGCGGCGACCGTAACGCCACTGTCGGAGATGTACAGAGAGCGACCGACTTCGCCGCGCTTGAACGTCAGAACAATGAGGGCGTAGCGGCTACCCGTCAGAGCGCTTATGACGTAATGACGGCAATCAAAGACGGTAATTTTAACGTTCTCGGTGAGCTTCGCGACATTCAGACCGGTGTCAATGCCGGTTTTGCAAATCAGCAGAAATGCTGCTGCGAAACGCTTCGCGCGATTGACAGCGTTAATTACAACGGCGCTATCAACACGGCAGCTATCAACGCAACCACCACAGCGCAGACACAGAAAATTTTAGACGCTATTTCCGGGAATCGCATGGCCGACATGCAGAACCAAATTAACCAGCTCCAGTTACAGGCGGCTTTGTGCGGTGTTCCGCGCACGTCTCCTTACGGTTATGCGGTCGTGCCGAATTTTGCCGGATATAACGGCTGTAACGGCGGCTGCGGCGTAGCAGTATAACACATTAAATTAAAACGCTTGCATATATCTATGCACACGGGCGCGGCTGTGTGCCGCGCCTTATCTTTTTAGGAGGGAAATATTATGTGCAATAACACACGTTATCAAAAATCCATTGTAAGAGCATATAACAACGCCACACAAACTATCACAGACGACCAAACCGCGCTGGCCTTACAGGGTGCGCAAGTAGTCAATAGTGGTTGCTCCGTCGGCATGGAAACGTCTGCATACCGAATCCGCACGGGCGGTGTTTATCATATTTCCGCAGATGTCACACTGACGGCAACAGCAGCCGGTACCGCAACAGTCCGAATCGCCTTGAATGCTGTTTCGTTACCTTGTGCTGTAAGCACGGTCACAACGGCGGCAAACGGCACTTATACGGTACATGTTGAGACAGATATCAACGTGCCCTGCTGCCCTGCTGTCGGCGGTAGAACAATAACTATAACCGCCGGTGGCGTAGCCGGTACAGTAACGCATGTATGCTCCGGCGTGACGCGTCTTGCGTAATATGGGGGTGTGAGTATGGACAAGCAGGAAATTCTCGGCATTGTCCGCACTATCACGGACGGCATACGTGATTCCGGCATGCAGTACGACTATGCAATGGAAGCAAGGCGTTGCGGAGATACAGCGCTTGCGGAAATGCACCTTTTAGAAATGCAGAAGCGGTTAAACGGCGTTCAAGAGTGGTATAAAAAAACCATGTCCATGATGTCAAACGATATCGAGCTTGATACACTGTCCGAAGCTCTGATTCAAGACTATATGGACAGATATCGCGACCTTGTGCGCAAGCTTGATTCCGCGAAACAGTAAAGAGAAAAAGCCATGCCAAAGCATGGCTTTTTCATTTCAACTTTCATTTCAACTTTTTCTGTAAAACATGATTTTTTACCGTCAAAAATGAAATTTTACTATCAATAGTGAAAGTCATGAAACGCGCATGGTTAAGCTAAAAACAAAGAAAACCGCTTTATTAGCGGTTTTCTTGTTTGGCGCGCTGCAAGGGACTCGAACCCCTGAACAAATTGGTAAAAACCGCTATATTGCTGACTTTATAAATTTACGTTTCAACTTTCATTTCAACTTCTTCCTGATATGAAATCGTCGAAATAGTTATCAACATTTTTGTCAATTTCGTTTTTGGTATCTTCCATAATATGCTGATAGACATTTTTTAACATATTATCGGTTGAGTGACCCATACGTTGTTGAGCATATTTGTTTGGTATTCCCATTGCTAAAAGCACAGAAGCATAATAATGCCGTAAATCGTGCAGTCGGAAATGCGGAAGTTCTAAACGCTTTAAGATATGGTCAAACCTTGCGTATATTGCCCCTCCTGTCAGCATGACAACCTTTTCGCTTGTCGCTGTTTCTTTTGCGGCTTTTAGTTTTTGCA